AGATTACCAAAGGTGTGGTGATGATGTGTAGTAAAGATAATTTTTACCAGGAGTTTGTGGTTGAGGGTGAAGAGTTTAAACAATATAAACATAAATTTTTAGGGAGGGTAGATGAGTATTTTAAGTCAAGACATGAAAAGACTGGATAACATAGCCAAAGCTTACTGGAAAACATCTGGCGAAGTAAGAGAGATGTGGGGACGTAAGTGGTATCAATTAGTAAAACAAATAGGAGGTAGGATAAGTGAGAGTAAGAGACTTACAGCAGATACTGGGAAAATTCACTGATGGTGAGAAGGGCACAAATATATCTGACTGCCCAATATATTTAGAAACTAAAGATGGTTATCTTGAAGAGGTAAGATTTATTGCATTAGAAAAAAATAAATTAATTGGTTCACCAGAACCAGCCAGGATTGTTTTAAAACATGAAAACTTACAAAGGTTTAGGTCACATACTTATTCAGGACCTAAAACAAACTATGGTAAATAGAATCCATAATGGATACGGCGCCAACAGGTGCCAACCGGGAGACTGGGAGGCACCTTGTTTAGCATAGATATAGTAAAGTATCCTGACCCATCTTTACGATCTATAAGTAAAGTTGTGGCTTTTCCACTAGATGATAAGACTCAAAGACTAATCAAGTGGATGGTCAGAGCTATGTACCAAAATCATGGCATTGGCCTTGCAGCTGTGCAGGTTGGGTATGAAAAAAGAATTTTTATAATGGATTGCACTAGAGCACAACAGACTCCACAAGTATTTATTAATCCTACAATTATTAAAACAAGTGCAGAATCATTAACAGACTTTGAAGGGTGCCTATCAGCACCAGGTAAGAGAGGTGAAGTGAAACGATACCTTAGAATCGTTCTAAACTACAAAGATGAGAAAGGAGAAGAGCATACAAAGACGTTTTACAATCTGGAGGCCAGATGCATACAACATGAGCTGGACCACCTGGATGGTAAACTATGTATCGATTATGGCGAAAGAGGTAAGAATCGTGGGCAAGAAGATAACCCCGAAGCAATGGTCGAATCTGATTTTAGAGTTAAATCTGATTCGTAAACAATGGAAACCTTATGCAACGTTCGACATACAAGGGCCAGGAGTTAAGAAAATAGTGAAATATGGCACAAGTGTGGCAAAGTACAATAGGTAATGTGCCAATGTATAGTAGAATATTTGAGCAAATTTTTTTTTCAGTGATAGAAAAAAACTCATGGCACACTTGGCACAGGCTAAAATTAAGCTATTATCGTTGGTATACCTTGCTAATAGGTGTGCCAAGGGTGTTGGCACAGCCTGGCACAGTAGTGTATTCGGCGTGCGCGACCCTTTTTGTTTTTTTGAAAACTTTTTTGCCCAAAAATTCTACTTATAGTATAAGATCCTATGGCCAGATATCCTAAAAAATCCAAATATAAATCAGTAGTTATCAAAAAGAAACGATATTACTTTTATGAAATCTTGTGGGAAGATATCACGGCTGATGGAGGGCATGCTACAGCTTTTGACTTCATGGGTTTTATGCCAAGCAGAATGATAACCAGAGCTTATGTCTTTGAGAAGGATAAAAAGTATGTCAGAACTTTTGCATCTTACGAAGTAAACGAAGAATTATTTAGTGATAGAAATGTATTTCCAAGATCATGTATAATAAAAATGGAGAAAATAAGTGAAAAATAAAACCTTGACTAAAAACATGCCTCACGTAAAATGGAACCTATTACCACCAAGGCGTGGTCCAAACCCACAAGGAGTAAAAAATGGAATACAAACCAGTAATAAACAAGTGGTCAATGGTAAAGAAGTCACCAAGAAAACTTTTAAGTAGAGTTAGTTCTTTTGTGAATGGGAATCAGGGTTGGATTCTTTTGATAATTCTATACTATCTAATTCGATCTCTTCAGGCGTAATATTAATAATCTCTTTATTGTCATCAAGAATTTTACGTAATCTATCTTTGATTTCATCAGAAGACATATTATCTACGTTACCAGTCATCACAAGTTTTTGATCTACATACAGGCCACCAGCCTTACCACGTGCAACTTCTGCATTTACAGCTGCAGACCAGGCTTTGTTTTTAAGAGACTCATTTCTAATTTTAGCTAGCTCTGCAATATGTTTCTCAAAAGTAATGCCATATTTCTCTCTAACTTCTGCCCTTAATTCGCCAATATATTTAACAACCAAAGGGAAATACTTTGGATTACGCATCTCAGATGCAGCTTTTCTAGCTCTTGTTTTGTATCCGGCTTCGTAAGCACACTCTGCTGGAGACATCTTACCCTCGTTATAAACTAGTAATTCTGCAAATTTACGTTGTTGATCTGTGAGTCTTTTTACTTGTGTCATGGTTGAAATCTACCCCAATATGTAGTAGTTATCAAGTAGAGAATTCCGGTGAAACCAGAGTCAAAATTTTGGAAGTTAGTTAAGAAAAATACACCCAAAATCCAGTGGACAAGACTGGAATCTTGGGCGTCCTTTGGTGTGCCTGATCTGTTGGGATACCATGATAATTGTGGTTTTTTTCTAGTCGAGTTAAAAGTTACGAAGACCTCAAAGGTACACTTTTCACCCCATCAAAAAATGTTTCATCTTACCAGAACCAAACGGAATTTTATCCTGCTCCGAGACGCCTCTCTCGGAGCCATAAAACTTTATGAGTCCTCCTCGATCCTCGGTTTAATAACCGATCATCGAGAGACACCTTCCCTCGCAATGAATGATTGGGACCACGTTCAACGCTTGTTGATCCGCGAATCGCCTGACGCCTGACAGCTTGTGCCCTTCGGGCCCACCCGCCCGCGCCCCGCTGCCTGTTGCTTGTCAGCTCGTGGCCTGTTGCCTGTAGCCTGTTGCCTGTTAGCTCTTAATTTTTTATAATAACTTGGATGATGCCACATTTTAATGTTCACCGTATGCAATGTTTTTGACTGTCTTGTCCCAGCAAGCCCGGCAATCTTTGCATTGATTGCCCTGGTCCGGTGCCGGGCATGTCCTCGCGCCAGCTGCTGTTGTTACTGTAGACGTCCAAGGCCATGACGCCGGCGCTGCCTGGTCCACCATTGGCGCGCTAAATCTTATTATTAAATTGCTTGGGCACTCGTGCAGGTAGTCCTTCGTCCACGCTTCGCGCGTTGGCATCCAGTGCTTAACGTCTGGCGTGAGCTTGCAAACTTCAAAAATTTTTTGAAGGTGTTCCGGGTTCTGTACGTCGCCTGAATCGTGCCATCTAAAATATTTAACTTTTTTTGAATTGATTTGAACAGCCATTGCACGGGCCCAGAGCGGGTGCCTGATGGCCTCGAGTCTCTTATATTGTGCATCCTTAACATTTTGAAATCTATACCGCCCGCGCTCGTATGCGTAACAATTAAAACAGACTGAGCCCTTCACAGCTCTAAGCTTGGTCCCTGTTTTGCACTCGTGGGCCGGCGTGCTGTAAGCATAACCGGGCATCTTGCCTGGTTTACTCAGGCTATGTGTTATCGCTTCCGCGTCTTTAATTTTCATACCAATGTATAAATTAAAATTAAATTTATAATTATTATTTCTAGTCCCATAATCTCCCACCTTTACCAGCTGCCTGGTCACCTGTCAACTATTAAATTTTTTTTGTGCTTGTGCCCTACGGGCCCACCCTAATAAAAAACCCAGGCTCGAGGATCAGCAACGCTAGTTAACTTTGTACAGCGCGTCGCGTTAACTAATCCTCGAGCCTGGGCCCTGAAAAGATAATTGACCGGTGGCCACAATGCTGTTCAGCGGGCCACGGGTCCAGGACATCAGGGCTGAGGCCCAGCGGCAATTGTTTACCGGTGCACCAGGGCCTAACAGGTTATCACCTGCCTGACATCCAGCAATTAATATAACAGCTCGTTCCCAGAAATCAAGACACGCGCTAGTTGAGCTTGAAAACTATGGGCCCACCCACCCAGAAAAAAAAAAAAAAAAAAAAAACAAATTTCTTGCAAAAGAAAAACAAATCACATAATTTAAAATTCCATAACAGAAAGGATAATTTATGGAAACTAAGAAAATAACACTTAACGCAGAAAAGCGAAAAGTGATTGCAGATCAGTTTCAAACTTTTTATGAAAATAAAAAGAAACAGAAATTGATTGACGCAAAAAATCAATATGATCTTATGCGAGAAAAAGCAAAAGAGCAGATTGAGAAAGTTGTAAGATATCATCAACCACAAGAGGACATTGATACAATTCGTAGAATGATTAATAAATATAGTCGTTCTGGTGGCGAATTGTATGAAGATAATTGTTTCTATGTTGAAAGACCAATTACAAAAGTTGATGATGAGGGTCGAGAGTATGAAGCAAAAGATGAGGTTCATGTTAGATTTAGCATGGGTCGAAATTTTGCAAGAGCATATTATCGTGATGAATTAAAATCAAAGGGGTTAAACCCAGATTTTAGATTGTCTATTGATAATGATTACTCAAAAAGAAATCCAAAATATTATGCTGATGAAAGCGCAGTCAATACTTATTTGGGTTTCAGCAATTCTTCCAACGAAGATCAATCAATCCAAAAACCAGTTCATAAGTGGGAAAATGATTTCAAACTTTGGACTATTGGTAGTTCTTATTGTCACTCTCGACAATACAAAGTTGATGAAAACACATTAAACTTTTTTAAGATGTATGTTGCGAGTGCTGATAAGGTCATACAGGAACACCAACAATTATATTCTTATGTCGAAAAGAAAATGAAAACTTTAAGATTAGGTTTAAAATCTTATAGAACATTTGATAAGGCAAAAGAGTTAGCTGATAATGTTGGAGTTGTTTTAAATGAAACAATGATGAATGAAAGTTCAAGTCTTGCTCTTTCAATTTATTCTCCAGAAAATCTGGCAAGTCTTTTAGAGGATAAAGAGAAACAAGATAATGCTGACATTATTGCACAATTTAAAAGAGGGGAGTTAAATCAAGCAATTAATTAAAGTTGCTTTTGTGTGGGAGTTCCTATAAACTCCCACACATACAAATAGAAAGGATAATATATGAAACTAGAAATAAATGATAAGTTCACAATTTCTTATTTTGCAAAAAAGCACAATAAGAGAATATTTAGAAAAGGATTGTGGACTGATTTAAGTCGAGAGTGGGTAAGTAAAAAAGGGGATAAACTTTTAACTTACTATGATTTAACAAATCAAGGATATCGTACTGCAAAAGGTAAATATACTTTGATCGCAGTAGGGGGTTCTGATGAGTGATTACAATTGGTGTCATAATCCTAAATGTCATACTTACAAAACAACCGATAGGATTAGAGGTGTTAAAGGTAGTAAGGTATTGAGGACTAGAAAAATAAAAGTGCAAGATTTATCAAAGTGGTATTACTCGCAAGGGTGGGAAAATCATTTTTGTAAGTTAGGTTGTTTTATGGATTTTGTAAAAAAATACATCACACAAATAATTGCAATCGCACCAGTAAGCGAAGCAAGTGAAACTCCAATAGAAGATCCACAAAAGATAAGAGTACAAAGTAATTGGGGTAATCATTCTTGGACAGAAACAAAAATAATTCCAATAGAAAATAATCAACAATAAATAAACACTACATATTGTGTAGGGGTGTCAGCCCCTACACAAGATACGCTTGTTTTCTACGGGCCCACCCACCCGGATTACAAAAGGGGTCCCAGACGGTTGACCTTTACTGTTTCCT